GCATCAGGTCCGCCGCGCTGCGGATCTGCCCGTTCGCGTCGCGCAGCGGAATCCGCAACTGGCGGAACAGCCCGGCGAGGTTCTGGTTGCTACCGGCCGCGGCCTCCGCGATGCCGCGCTGGAGCCGTTCGAGGGAGGCGGTCATGGCCTCGCTCGTCACGCCGGACTGCCGGCCCGCATAGTCCAGCGCCTGCAACTGCTCGACCGTGATGCCGAGCCGCGTTGCCATGTCCTGCAGCGCGCCGCCGGCATCCACCGTCGCACGCACCATGGCATAGAGCCCAGCCGCGCCGGCACCGCCGAGCACCGCCAGCGGAACGGCCAGCCGCGTGAGGCTGCTGGCCAGGTGGGTGAAGGACCGGCGCACCGCGACCGTCGCGGCCTGGATGCGCTGCAGGCCATTCATGCCGGCGATGGCGCGCAGGCGCGCGGAGATGGCCGCGAGCGGGCCCGCGGTGCGGTCGTTGACCGTCACCACCGCCTGGAATTGCCGGCTGGTCGCCCCGCTCACGTTGCGTTCCTTTCCGCCTTGGCGATGCGTTCCGCGTGGCGCAGGTGCAGCGCCAGGTCATCGAGGCCCAGCGCCATCACATGGCCGATGTCGCGCCAGAACCGGGCCGCGTCGAAATACGCGGCCAGCACGTCCTCCGGGTTCAGGAGTCCGTCGGCGCCCGCCCGAAAAAACCCAGCACGGCACCCATGGCCGCCTGCCAGTCCTCGGCCGACAGCCGATCCACCGCGCTCGGCGGCAGCGCGGCCAGCGCGCCGATCATCTTCGCCATGGCGGGGGCGTCGATCGTCGCCTCCCCCGTCTCCATGCCGATGCGGTAGGGCAGGCCGCAGGTGCGCAGGTCGCGGCCCGTGGGCTCGCGCAGCGTGATCTCGTGCAGCGTCTCGCCATGCGCCTCGATCGGCGTGGCGAGAGGGACCCGCACGCTCATGCCGTGATCTCGCGGCAGACCGCGCCCTCGAAGCGCACGGTCACCTGGCCTTCGGCGGCGTCGAGCGCGAGCTCGCCGGCCTGCCACGCCTCGCTCAGCACATAGACGGTGCCGTCCGCGCATTCGGCGGTGAGGGTGGCGTTGGTGATGCCCTCGATCTGACGCAGGGACAGCTCCGGCCCCTTGGTCAGCGTGGCCTCGATGAAGGGCACGCGCGGGCTTTCCTTGTAGCCGTGCACGCCGTCGAGCCCCGCGAGGCCTTCGCGCACCAGCGATGCGGGGTTGATGTTGAGCTGCCCGCGCAGCGCGTACTGCACGCCGTCCCGCTTCAGGAAGCAGGTGCCGGCGATCCGCTTCATGGCCATGTCTCAGGATCCTTCGCGTTATGACCTGAACTGAACCAGCACGGCCAGCACGCGCAGGCCGTTGACCAGGTTCGGCGCGTAGAGCACGTCCAGGCGGCTCTGGTCGGTCGGGTTGCGCAGCACGATGGTGGCGGCGGCGAAGCCCTCGGCGTCCTCGACCAGGCCCTCGGCCTCGAGCTGCGCGTACTGCGCCACCAGTTCGGCCTTGAAGATGGCGGGCGTGACGATGGGCTGGCCCGGGCCGAAGCGCGTGCCGTCGTTCGCGAGCTTGCTGCGCGCGAATTTCTGCGTCGTCGCGCCGCGCAGGCGGCGCACCACGGCCATCAGGGTGAACAGCGTCTCGACGTCCAGGTAGGACTGGTCGGGCTGGTTGAAGGCGTTCTTCTGGTAGGTGGTGACCATCCGCACGATGGAGGCCTGGCCGTCCTGCGCGAAGCCCGGCAGGGCGATGCCGGCGGACAGCAGGGACTGCTTCTGCGTCAGGCTGAAGCGGCTGCCGACGGGCGGGGCGAGCACGCCGCGGATCGCGACCGTCTGCAGCGGGCGGGCCGGGTCCGCCTTCAGCGCCTGCGCGCTCGCGGCCATCGCCGCCGCGGCCCACTGCACCGGGCAGGACGGGCTGTCGTGCACGCCGACGATGCTGACATGCGGGTCGTTGCGGCCCTGGCCGAGCGTGATGAGGTTCGCCGCCGTGTCGCGCGCGCTGGCCCAGACATGGCCGTAGGTCTGGCGCGTGTAGGACCAGCGGCCGGCGCTGTCGCTCATCAGGTCGCGCATGGCGTTCAGCGCGGTGGAGGTGGTCCAGGGCGCGCAGATGAAGTCGAATTCCTCATCGCCGAGGACCGCATCCACCCCGGACAGGTCCGGATCGGTCGCGCCCGCGGACATGGGCGTGATGGTGACGGTCAGGCCCGCGGGCGTCGCCTCCCCGCCCGCCGCGCCGGCGTAGTTCAGGCGAATGTCGATGGCGTTGCCGAGCGTGCCCTTGTTCTTCGCGGTGACCGTGACGTTGGAACCGGAGGGCGAGGCGGTGACCGGCAGGGCGGTGTCGGCGTTGATGGCCGCGGCGATGGCGGTCGCGACGGCGGATGCCGCGGTGCTGTTCGGCACCGCCACGGGCACGCGCCGGCCGCCGATGTACAGCGCGAGCGAGCCCGCGGCCGTGGAGGTGCCCGAGACGGCGATGGTGCCGGTCGCGGCGACGCCGGCGCCGTTGTCCTGCAGGGGCAGGATCCACACCTCGCCGAGCTGGTCGTTGGCGCGGTAGGCCGCCATCATCCGCGCGATCATGGAACCCGCGCCGCACAGCGCGGCGACTTCCTCGGCACTGGACACGAAGCGCAGGGTGGCGCTGAGCACCGTGGTGGCCTGGCCGATCAGCAGCGCGCGCTGCGGAAAGACGGACGGGCCGGCCCGGCTGTTGTCGAACTCGGCGTAGAACAGAGGCACCCGCAGGTCCTGCGGGATGGTGTTGAAGCTGATGCTCCCGGACATCGGGGCCTCCTCGTCAGGGCTGCGGATAGGTGATGCGGGTCTCGGCCTCGACGCGGCCGTCCGGTCCGCTTTCGCGCGGCGGGGCGGCGGGCGGCGGGAAGTCGCCGATGGCCGGGCGGTCGCCCAGCGGGTCGAAGGGGTCGATGGCGTCCATCGTCAGGCGCGCCTGCCCGAAGTCCGGCAGGCCGGCGGGCTCGAACACCTCGGTGAACTGCATGTCGAAGACGATCGCGTCCTGGCCGATGATGCGCTCGGCTTCGCCGCGGATGTCGCGGTCGCTGCCGATCTCGGTGATCTCCTCGGCCAGCGCCATGAAGTCGGGCGAGGTGAGCAGCGCGGCCTCGGCCGCCCCGCCCAGGGCGTCGAGCGCGGCCGTGACATCGGCCTCCTTCGCGCCCTCGACACGCAGGATGAGGCTGAACGAAACGACGGTGCGATAGGTCGGCACCCCGAGCCCGCGCGAGAGGGAGGTACGGCGGACACGTTCGTCATAGACCAGCGCGGCGGGCATCTGCCCCATCTGCACCGGCCAGGCGCGCATCGGCCAGACGCGGTTGCCGAGCGCCGGCACACTGGCCTTGATGGCATCGACCACCGCGGCGCGGAGCCCGGCGCGCGTCATGCCAGCGGGTCCGGTTCGCGGGCGGACAGCGGCAGCGCGGCGCCGCCGCCGCCATCCGGCTGCACGTCCATGACGGTGAAGGATTCCACCACCATGCCGGGCGGCGGCAGCGCGGCGATGTCCACGGCCTGGCCGGCGCTGAAGGCAACCGTGACGCGGTCGCCCTGCTGCGGCGCGAAGCCCGGCGGGAAGGCCGCGAGCTGCACGCCAAGCTGCGCGCGCAAGGCCGAAACGGCCGCGCCATTGGCGTCGAACATCTCGAGATGCACGCGGTCGAAGACCGCGCGCAGGTCGAAGGGCGGGTCGCCAGGGCGCTCATAGACCACCTGCACCCCGAAGACGCCCATCGCCGGGGTGAGGATCGCGCCGAGGTCGAACATCAGGCAGCCGTCGGGTCGCCGGCTTCGTCGCTCGCGATCCTCGATGTCACCTCCTCCTGAACGCCGTTGTACCACTCGGCGCTCGGGACAACAGGCTTCGCCCCCTCGGCCGCCTCCCCGCCCCCGGCCTCGGCCGCCGCCGCCACGAAGGCGCAGACGCCGAGGGCGGCCAGCCCGGACGCCTCGGCTTCCGGGATGTCCACCGCCGCCCCTGGTCCATGGTCCTGCCCGCCGGCGACAACGGTGCCGCGCAGGACGCGCATGGTGACCATGCGCGGCCCGTCCGGCGCGGCCTGCCGTGACTTCGCGGCCATGATCAGCGGACCTTGGCCGCACCGGCGGCGTTGACGCGGGTCGGGATGACCAGTGGCGCGGACTGCATCATCAGCATTCGCCGCGCCGGGTCCTTCTCGATCCACGTCTTCGGCGCATAGGCGAGCGCGCCATAGGCGAATTCGGGATCCATGATGGCACCGAAGGCGCGCAGGCCCTCGAGATCGGAAGAGCCGAAGATCACCGTGCCGTCGGCGAGCATCGGCTTCTCGACGCCGTCGGCGGGGTCGATGTACCAGTCGTTGTAGAGCCAGAGCCGATACAGGCCCCAGGTGCCCTTGAACTGGCCGCCGACCATCCGCCCGCCGCCGAGATCGACCTGCGAGGTGCCCGACCGCGGATACTCGATCGCCGCCTTGATCTTGGGGTCCGCGATGAACAGCCCCCACGCCAGCGGCGTGAAGACGATGTCCGTGACTGCCGCGCCGCTTTCCTTCAGCACCAGCGTCGCCCAGGTCTCGATGTTGTCGGCCGGGCTGATGCCGGCCTCGCCCCAGCGGTCGCCGGCCGTCAGGGTGATCGTCAGCCCAGCGGCGCGACCGAAATTCACCACCGTGTCCGGGAATCCTTCCCCCGTGACGGTGATGGTGCCGTTCGCCAGCGCCGAGGCCGCCATCCATTCGAGGCGGCGATCGATCATCGCCATCTGGTCTTCCATCTCGAAGACCAGGTTGGCCTGCTCACGCTCGGCGGCGCTGAGCCCGCCGCCGAGGCGCTCGCCGATCGCGCGGCGCACGGGCCGGCGCGGGTCGAGAGGACGCTTGTCCTTGATGTAGGCGGGCTTGAAGCTGTTGGTGGTGAAGCCGAGGCTCTCGACCACCTTGCCCTGCACGAGCGGCGAGCAGAACGGCGCGATGCGGCGCTTGCCGACCACCACGTCGATCGAGACTTCCTCGGTGTCGTGCTCGACGATCCCGGGGAAGAAGGTCCCGAGCAGGAAGCCCGGGCTGCGGCCCTTGAGGTTGCGCACGACGCGCACCAGCGTCGCGGTGTCGTAGGCGGTGCCGACGGACATCTGTGGTTCTCCTGGCGCGGCGTCAGCGCGGCTGCGCGGACTTGAGGTGGATGCCGCGCGCGGTCAGCGCGGCGCGGGTGGACGCGGCGGTGTGGCCGGTGCCGAAGATGACGGCGGCTTCGTTGAACTCGCCGGTCTCGTACACGCCGGTCAGCGCATCGCCGGCCGAGGCGTTGACGTTGTCGGCCGCGATCGCGACCGGCGTCTGGCTGCCGTCGCCGGCCGCGGCGAGGCTGAGGATGTACTTGCCGCTCGCGGTGATGCGGCCAAGCAGCGCACCGCGCTGGATGTTCTGGCCGCTCAGGACGGTGACGGTGCGCGTGACCAGCGGGTAGTCGCCGGCGACGAGCTGGTCGGGGGTGTAGGTCTCGGCCTGGACCGCCGGGCCGACGAGGGAGCCGCTCATGCGGGGTTTCTCCTGCTAGGGGTTGATGCGCGCGGGGTGGATCAGGCCTCTTCCCCGCGCGCGCGGCGGGCGGAGGCGAGGATGGCCGCAGCGGCAGCGTCCGCACCCTGCGGGGCGGAAGGCGCGCCGGCGCCGGGCTGCGGGTTCGGGGCGGACTGCATCCGCTCGTCCAGCGAGCGGCGGCCGGCGCCGGGATCGGCGGCGGCGGGCACGGCGTCCTGCAGGCGGGCGAAGAGATCGGCCGAGAAACCCTCGGCCACCGCGACCTGCGCCAGGCGATCCATGCCGGGGCGCGCAGCGCCGAGGATGGCGGCGACGCGCGCGCGCTCGAGCGCGACGGGATCGGCGGCGGCAGGCGGCTGCGTCTCGGCCTGCGTCGGGGGCTGCTCTTCCTGCTGGGCCTCGGCGCCCTGCTGCTGGTCTTCGACGCTGGCCTCCTGCTGCTGCTCGGGGAGGCCCCGCAGGTGCGCCGTGGAATCGGCCGGCGCGCCTTCCCCGCCTTCCGAGGTGGCGGGGGCAGGCGGCGCGCCGGTGAGGGCGGCCGGGACAGGGGCCGGGGCGAGCCCGACCAGGTGCGCGAACGGCAGCGCCGCCGCGACATCGCGGAGGTTCATGGGTGGTCTCCGATGGTTGCGGGAGCGGAGGCTAGGCGAGCGAGGCGAGCAGCGCGCGGAAGGCATCGTCCGGCGCCATCACGGCGTCGGCCAGGCCCTGTTCGCGCGCGGCATCGCCGCCATAGGTGCGGGCTTCCTGCGCGCGGATCGCGGCCGGGTCGAGGCCGCGGTTGCGCGCGACCGCGGCGACGAACATCTCGCCGAAGCGATCGACTTCGGCCTGCAGGCGGGCGAGCAGGTCTGGCTTCACGCCGGTGTATGTGGCGCGTCCCTCCTCCGCCTTGTGCTTGCCGTAGTGGACGAAGTGCACGCCGATGCCGGCCTCGCTCAGCGCGCCGGAGAAATCGACCAGCATGGTGATGACGCCGATGGAGCCGGCGCCGCCGGTGCGCGGCACGGTGACCCGGTCGGTCGAGGAGGCGAGCTGATAGGCGGCGGAATAGGCGCTCTCGGACAGGATGGCCCAGCTCGTCTTGCGGGCGCGGCCGGCGTGGATCGTGTCGGCCAGGTCGAACAGGCCAGAGAGCATGCCGCCGGGGCTGTCGATGTCGAAGGCGATGCCGCGCACCCGCTGGTCCGCCTGCGCGGTCAGGTAGGCCTGGCGGATGCCGTCATAGCCCGTGGCGTAGCTCCCATAGGGCCGCAGCCTGCCCAGGCGGTTGAGCAGCACGCCACGCACCGGGATGACCGCGACGCCGGCCAGCAGGTCGTAGCCGGGATCTTCCGGATCGTAGCTGTGCAGGCGCCCGCTGGCCGCCTCCATCTGCCCCGCGCAGCGTTCCAGCGCGGCGATCGCGTGCGGCACGGCGGCAGGGTTGAGCGCCCAGGGCTGGTTCGCCATCAGCGCGGCGACGGCGGGCGAGAGGCTGTGGGCCATCAGCGAGCATCCTGGCGCGGGAACCACGGGGACACCGGATGCGCGATTGCGCGCACCAGGCGGATGGTCGCGTCCTCGTAGGCCGTTTTCGCCATGGCGAGGTCACACGCCTGCTGGGGCGACGGGCCGCCGAGCTTCCGCAGCATCGCCTCCGCCTGCTCATGCAGCCGGGCGGCGTCCGCCTCGAATGCCTTCGCCGCGTTCATCAGAGCGATCTCGTCCTCCGTGAGGTCGCGATAGCCCTGGATCTTGCGGTGCTGGTTCTCGACCATGGTCATCCCTCCTCGCGGCCATCGCGCGCACCGGCCACCGCGGCGGCGACCTGGCCGGTCCATGCGGGCAGCGGCAGCCCGCGGGAGCGGAAGGCCGCCAGCTCGATCTGTCGCTGGTCGAGGACCTCCTCGTAATCCATGCCGCTGTTCTCCGCGCATTCGTGGTCGAGGGTGGACATGCCGACCTCCATGCGGAGCTGCGCGCCCGCCGGTTCCTTCACGCCGTCGATGTAGCCGCGCCCCGGGCCGCGCCAGTCGGCGCGCGTGTAGGCGGCGCGCGCCTCGGCGAAGGGCGGCGCATCGCGCGGCATCGGCGGCGCGTCGCGCTCCATCGCCTCCTCGAGCACGGCTCCGTAGATGGGCTGGCAGAAGCCCATCGAGTAGCCACGGCGCCGGCGCATGACGGAACGCCAGGCGGTGTTGAGCGCGGCGCGGGCGGAGCTGTAGTTCGTGCGCGACCAGTCGTTGCTCACCTCCATGTCCGCCTGGCCGGTGGCCGAGGCGAAATTGCGGAGGAAGGCGCTCTCGAAGGCGACGAAGTTCATGTTCGGCCGGGTGGGCGAGAGGAAGTTGACCTTCTCCCCAGGCGCCAGGATCGGCAGGCGCACGCCGTTGAGCTGCACGCGGTTCTGCGCGTGGAAGTCCTGCCGGAGCTGCTGGTACGCCGGCAGCCCGGCATCCGGGTTCAGCGCGTCCTGCACCAGGTCGGCATCGAAGGGACTTTCGATGTAGGCGCCGAGGAAGGCGTTGACCGCCGCGGCCTGCACCTCGAGCGAGCGGGCGCGGTTGTTCATGCGCAGCGCCGCCAGCACGGGGGCGAGGATGCCGACGCCGCGGTGCTGCTCGATGCGCTCCTGCTCGAAGTAGTGCACCACCACCGGCCGCCCCCATTCGGTCTCCCGCGGGTAGGCGGTCCAGGTGTGGGGCTTGCTG